AATGAAGGTTCCCTAGCGCATTCAGGTCACCTACAACCCCTCAACTCTAAATTATCTCTACAAAGATACACAGCTTGACAACAATGCTTCAAGGCTTGACAACAATGCTATGTATCCGTGAAGAGACAACTCTTGTTGTCCTTCTACCCAGCTGGAAACCACCTTTCGGCCATTTGGCTCAAGTACCAGTCAGGGGCTGTTCTTATACCCTTGGAACAGCATCAAGTCTTAATATAGCAAATTTACAAATATATGTCAACAATAAAAAGACTAACAAAAAAGCGGCTCTAGTTTCCTAGGCCGCTCAGTGAACTTAGATTATAACCATCTACTTTACACTGAGCGCTCCTTACTTTCTGACCATACGCCAGCAACCGGAACAATATGTCCGTTAAGTTGTGAGCGATATGTTTTTGTCATACAAGACAAGGAATGCATTTGTTAGTCCTATTGTAGATAAAATGACTTATGTCATTTGAACTATTTATACTAAAAATATACAATGTTGCCAAAAAAGTCAACATTTTTTTTTACATTAGGGAGGGAAAAAAATTCCCTCCCCAATTAATGTTAATTATTCAGCACCTTTGATGAACTTACGTGCAGGTGCAGTAAGTGTATCAATATATGGTTGTGCATCATCGAGCACTTCATCAATCACAGCCTGCTTAGAAGCACGCTCAGCCTTCAAATCTGCTTCAATTGCAGATCGCTTTGCAGCTACCTGCTTGATAGTGTTAAGGTTCTTTGACTTGATTGCTGGTCCAGAAACCTTAGTCTTAGTTACCTTAATCTTAGGTGACTTAGTAGCACCCTTAGCCAAATTATAAGCGTAAGTAGTAGCACCAGCCTTAGTCATGTTAAGTTGTGACATGAACAAAGCGATAATTTCCTTACGTGAAGCGTTAGCGTTATCAGCAACAATCTTCTTAGCCATTTCTGTCTTAGTCATAGTATAGTCTCCTTTATATAACGATGTGTGTTTGTGTGTTAATGTTATTTGTAAGATATGTTATTTGAAACCTTACAAAGTTAAGTATACTGGAATTAATTAAAATGTCAACATTTATTTTTGTGATGTTTGACATGTTTTTTTGGCCCCAGTTATTTCCTTACCTTGTTATACTCTGGCATTTTGTATAAAAAGGCAACAAAAATGTTTTCCTGTAATATCAGCGGGTTAGAACTAACTTGTTGATTTTAAACAAGAAATTATTTTGGATTTGTTTCAAATGCTGTCAATATACAAGTAGTAAAAATTTGAACAAAATCTTAAAAAAATTGTTGTGTAATATCAGTGGTTTATAAAAAACCCTGTGATTTCAATGGGATAAAAATCGTGTAATATCAATAGGTTAGCACGTAAAAATCTGGGATTTCTAGTTGAAACTCGATAGAAACATGGTAAAAATAATTGTTGACTTTATTATTAAAAAATCATATTATAATAATATAACAAATGGAGTTAATATATGATTAAAGCTTTTACAGGTCAGCCACGCTATTGCGTAAAACGTCTTCGTGAATTACAAGGACGTGGATGGAGAATTATCCGTTCCCATAAACATCCTGATGGTTCAGAAACATATGTTATGGAGTATGTAACAAAAAAGGCTGCTTAGTGCAGCCTTTTTTTATACTTGGTGAAATCTACTACGTTTTGATTTGAAACTTCTACTGTTGGATCACCAACATATTCTTTTAATTTAAATTGTCTATTTTGTTGACCTTCTGGAAGCTTCTGTCCTAGAAGTTCCCATATCTCTGATTCATATATTATAGATCTTCCAGATTGAAGCTGAGAAGCAAAATAAGATATAATTAATTCAGATAGCCATTCGGCATACTCTTCATCTTCGTCCATCATTGAAAGCCCAAGCATATATTAGAGATGCTAGTATAATGATAGGAATAGAAAGATAGAATACTATTAGTAATCTTAAAAAAACTTCAAAACCTATCATACTAACAACTCGCTAAAACGATTTTTCTTTTCTATATCTATTGTTTGGCCAATCTTACTCTTATTAAATACAGGAGTATCATCAATTAAATTATCTTGTGCAGACTGTTCTGTATTAAACAATCTCATCTTAGCTCTATCGATTCCAACTACAAATCGTCTATGAATTGTTGGATCATTGTAACGATTCTTCAATTGTTTAACCATAATCTGATTTAGATCTTCTAGCTCTTCTGTGCTAATTAAAGCAAACATTAAATCCGCTGTAGCAGGAAGACCAAAGGACTCAGAAGTATCTGTAAGTTCAACGTCGGAATTTCCATAACCGCCTCTGGTAGTTTGTGTAGCAGATATAATAGGAACGTTAAACTCAACGGCAAGACCACGTAATTCTTCAGCAATAGCTTTGACGTATGTGTACGAGTTAACATTAGCACCAGAACGTATTCTGCTACTACAACATATATTAAGATAGTCAATATATATGACATCGGGAGTAAAATTGCGCTTAATTCTAAGTTCATTGATTAAATGCCTAAAGTTAGCTGATCCTGCAGATGCTGTAGGATACTCTTTAATAATTAATTTACCTACTGTCTTCTCTTTTACTCGACCAATCTTTTTATCATAAACATCTTTAGGTAGAATAGTAAGTTCATCTACAGTAACATTAAGAAGGTTAGCATCGATACGCTCTGCAATCTTCTCTTCTGACATTTCCATTGTGATATAAAGAACGTTTTTACCACTCACCAAATTATGAGAAGCACAATGACACATAAAAAGAGACTTGCCCACACCCGTTCCTGCCAAGGCAATATTAAGTGTCTTTCTAACAAGACCACCCTTAGTAATCTTATTGAAGAAATCGAGGTCGAAGGGAATGTGTTCTTCCCTACGATGATAAAACTCATAACGATCATCAGAGTTACTAAAATAGTCATGCCCAACGCTAACATCAAAGCTAACCCCGAGGGCATCGCTGAGAAGAACAGGAATACTTCCTTTGTCCATCGATGACTTATCATCCATGATTTTAATTGAAGCCATAATTGCATTATATACTGCCTTCTCCTGACAGAATTTTTCTGTACTATCTAATAACCAATTGATATCTGTATTTTCAACATTTAGATCTTCAATAAGACGTTTAGAGTCTTTAAATGTGGTCTCTGATAAACCATCTTTATTATTCAATTCAAGAAACAACACTTCCTTGGTAGGAGTGTTGTTATACTTTTGAACATAGTCTGAGATTAGTTTATATACAACTTTATCTGGTTGATTCTGGAAATAATCATCCCTGAGAAAAGGTAATGCTTTTCTTGCAAATGCTTCATTAAATATTAGGTGAGATAGTATTGTTTTTTCAATCATCTTCTGTTTTCATATGTGCACTACAAGTATGACGATAGCCTTCGTCAGAAGGCCAGCCACAAGTTGTAGGTTTATAACATCCTGGTTGATCACAAAGACCTACCAACGGTTTAAGCTTATCGTAATTGTTTTCTTTAATAACTTCAACAATTTCATTCTTAAGAGTTAAATCAAACTCATTAGAAATAGTAATACCATCAGAACAAAGTGGAGCATAGGCATCAGGACCAAAACCTAAACGGTCATAGATCAGATAACGATACGATCCACCTTCCTTAGCATGTTCAACAAGATGCTTAAACACCCATTGTGTAACAGCTAACTTATGGTCTTCTGAAACTTCTTTAAGAGTATCTTCTAAAGAAAATAGATTACTCATTTATTAAAACTTTCTATGACAGCTTTACGACCTTCTTGTTTGTATTGATTGTCAAGGATAACAATAGTTTTCCTCAACATACCAACTGCCAACAAAAGAAGGTCGTTAGCATCATCGCACATCATAATCTGAGTTTCAATAGGAAGCATCAGACGTTTAATCCGAGCTTCGATCTTTTGTTGTTCATTCATCGTTGGATAATAAAGATCCAGTAACAAGTGAGTATTTATTCTTGATCCAGTTAGGAAAGTCAGTCTTAGTGAGAAGTTCTTTCCAAAGAGGACCATTATCCTCAATGTCAGCAGCTCTCATCTTGTTACCAACTACTTCACCAGTTGCACGATCAACAAGTTGATACCAACCGTTAGAAGGCTTAACAACATAGCCACCTTCGATTGCTAGATCAAGAAGGCCAGACCATTTTTTAATACCACCATCATATGATACAGTAATTGGAATCTTTGCTTTTTCTTTGACATAACGACTCTTCTCAACATTAATAATAAAATGGTAGCCATTAATTTCACCACCATCCTTATCCTGCTGACGACCAAGGATCCAGATCGTATCAGCAGAATAATAGATTCCCGTACCACCACCAACAACAGCTTTAGGAAACATTCCAATTTCCATATAAGTGTGGTTAACAACAATCAAAGGAATATCTTTGAGAGTCAGATGTGGTGTTACCATACGGAACAAACTCTTAAGAGACTTAGCACGAGACATATCTGCAACAGACTTCTCGTTCATTGTATCTTCTACTTCTTTCTTAGAAGCGAGGTTACCAACAGAGTCAATTACTACAACAACCTTATCGTTACGAGTAATCTCATTTAACTGCTTCATAACATCGAACTTCAATTGTTCAATGTCTGTAATAGGAGTATGGACTACTCTATCCATATCAATACCAAAAGATTCAAAATAACCTTTAGGTGTACCAAATTCTGAATCATAGAATAGAAGGACGCTATCAGGATATTGTTTCATATATGCGGCTGCCATAAGGAGAGAAAAGGCAGACTTAAAGTGTTTAGAAGGACCCGCTAGGACCGTAAGTCCAGGCGTAAGTCCTCCGTCAACACTACCTGATAACGCTACGTTCACCATTGGAACGTGAGTAGCAATCATATCTTTCTTACCGTAGATCTTAGACTCGGTAATGATGGAAGTATCTTCAATAGTGGAATTTTTAATAAGACGGTTAATGAGTGACATAATATAATCCTTTTACAATTTCATTGTTCAATAGTAACATAGATTGAAATAATAATCAACTCTTAATTACGTCATCTAGTTTTTTAATAAAATCGTTAATCTTTTTTTCTCTATCCGGCCAAACAATGTTTGGTTTATCTGGATTCTTTTTAAGATTATTCAATAGAGGCATTATCATTTTATACATTGCCTCTGCTTTATTTTGAGCGATCGCTGCCTGCTGTTCCTTTTCGTTTACAGCATCAGTTAGATCGTCACTAAACTCAAAACCAAAATCAAAATCTGTATCAAACTCAAATTGATTCTTTGCCATTTTTAATCCTTTTTAATAATCCAATGTGGGCTAACAGGGGGAGTTGTACTGGGATCTAAAATTAAATCTCTACTATTTTTTTGCGCAAATGTATTTACAACTCTAGTTAATTTTTTATTTGGGTCGTTATAATAATAATCATCTCCCATAAAAATACCACCACTTTTTATAGTCGACCATAACACTTCAAAAATTTTTTCAATAGATGGGTATTCATTTATATCATCTCCATCGAGTGAATCATAATATACTAAATCCCAAGGTCCTTGTAGTAATGGAAACCATTGTGAAATATTTTCTATATCAACTTTCAATATATGAGGCAATCTAGAGCAAAAATCACTACAAGTTTTATTAAAATTTTCTAATGTGTTTTCTATAGTATTAATATTTAAATATGGTCTGCCAATAAACGATTGCTGCCATAGATCGGTTGCCCATATGTTAGGCTGATCTGCCCATTTATCAAAAGCTAATACTTCAGCACCTTGTCCTGCACCTACTACAAGAATGTTAGAATTATTAGGTAAATTTTCAGCTACACCTTTAAGAAAACTAAATGTATGAGGTCGTTTATATGTAGGTACTACATTTAGTATATTATTAATCCATAGCTTATCTGAAGTGTTTAGTTCTGCTTTGTATTTCATACAAAAAAGTCTTCTAGTGTAGCTGTCTTTTCAACCTGCCATCCAATCGCATCAAGAATAGTCTTAATAGGTTCAACAAAAGCTTTATCGTATTGTGTATCATAATCAATGTAGTCATGCATATTCAACTGTCTTGGCAAAGCACTTGGACATGCAAATACATTCTCATGTACAGGGTTAGGTTTTTTCATATAGCAAAATTTAATCTTGTCACCATCTTGAATAACAGGAAATCTTTGATCTAATTTATTCTTTTTAAGTAGTTCATTGTGAAGCAATGCAGCTCTAACGTGAATTGGCAAACCTTTATCACCAAGTTTGTAAGGAAGTCTAGATCCATTAACATCATGTGTCAGTTTGACACCACGTGGAAATGCTACATCCTCAAACTCTAATTTCTTAAACTCGTTGCGAGACTTTTGAATAAACTCTTGGGTAGCTTCTTCTGTCTCGTTCATAATAATCTTAATACACTT